AGATCAAAAGAAAAAAATATAGAGTTCAACCTTACTCTCGCGGATTTAATAAAGATTAAAAATAATACCTGCCCCATTTTGGGCTGCGAAATACTATATAAGTCAGGCGTAGATTATAGGAGATCAGCATCATTAGATAGGATAGACCCAAATAAGGGCTATGTACCAGATAATGTTAAAATTGTCTCTTTCGAAGGTAATGCATTAAAAAATAAAAACGATATTGATTCTATGATTGGAGTGATGCAGTATTATAAAAATATCACTACTCCAGATCAGAGAACAGAAGAATCGCGGCAAAAATTAATTGATCTTGTTAAAGACTTTTAATAATTCTTTTTCGAATAACTTATCTTCACTGTACTCGATATTTATTTGTTTTGTATTTTCCTCACCTTTTATTATAATATTAATATATGGTAAATCATATTTCGCGCAAGTCATCGAAGCGAGACCCACTAAACAAGAGTCACAAATCTTCATTTGCTTCCCATCTTCAGCAATCATATTAAAATAAACAAGTTTACGAACAGTGAAGAATAATAAATAATCCTCTTTGCTATATGACAGTTCGCACCCCTCACAACAAATCTTCTTCCTGCAAGTCTTAGGGTTCACAACTGTAACTTGAAATTTGTTCCTCATTATATATAATACATGTAATTAAAATAGTAAGGCTAATTAAAATGTCAAAAAAAGATAACTCCCCCCACGTTTCTCAAAAAGACAAAGTAAAAGATGACTTTGAAATTCGTAAATTAAAATGGACCCCGAAACAAGAACAAATTATACAAGCGGCCTTAGACAAGTCTACTAATATAATCATTCTAGATGGGCTTCCCGGCACAGCCAAGACTCTACTGAGTGTTTATTGCTCGCTAGAATTACTAAAGGCCAAAAAGATTTCTGATATTGTATATATCCGATCCCTAATTCAAAGCACAGATGGTCAAACCGGCTTCTTAACTGGCGACTTAGACGAAAAGACTTTCTTCTATAACGTACCTCTATTTGATAAGCTAGAAGAATTACTAAATAAATCCAGCATCGAATTACTAAATAAGCAAGAAAGGATCAAAACTTATCCTGTTTCTCTGCTTCGCGGTTATACCTTTAACGTTAATTCCGTTATTTTGGATGAGGGTCAGAACATGATGTTTGATTCTCTTGTAACGGCGGCAACCCGAATGGGTAAATTTAGTAAGCTATTTATTTGTGGTGATACTATTATGCAAAATGACCTAGGCAAGAAGTCTGGGTTCAAAGAGTTCTGTGATATCTTCCAAGACCAAGATAGCCGAGACAATGGCATTCAATACTTTAAGCTTGGGCAAGAAGATATTATGAGAAGTGGTATTACTCGCTTTATTGTTGATAAGATTACTAAATACAAGTCAATCATTCATTAAACTTTTGTTTCATCCTTTGGTGGATGAGTCTTGATAAAGTATTAGCGCATTTAGTTACTTTTGATTCAGATTCTTGCCAGAAGAATGCGTGTAATACTTCATGTATTAGAATGTTGATTGTCTTTTGTTTGGTTAATGCGGGGTCAATTTTAATCTTTGGATTCTCCATCTCTGGGGAATCACATATACCATAGCACCCTTTAGGGGGTTTGACCCAATTAATGGTGTATTCAACTTTTTCGTAATTCTTAAATGAATACTTCATTCTATTACAATTACACTTGCTTTTTTACCGTTATTAAACTATAATAAATTAATGAATTATGCAAAAAATTTACTGCTCTCAATGTGGAAGTCCTAATTTATACGCTCAAGCAAAGCCAAAGTTTTGCTCTGCGTGTGGCACAGCATTCTATGGTGTTATCGTAGAAAAGCCACAAGATAAAAAGGCAAGAGAAAACAAAGTTCGCGCTCAAGAAGAGTATGACGAGCAGGACGATGATGAAAGCGATGATGAAGAAAGTGATGCATCAATTCCTGATTTAAAAAATGGTTTAGAAGTTGAGTATCAAGCAGAAGGCCCAAGAAAAGAATCTCTTGCAAAGATTGCCGCAACAATGCCAGACAGCATGGCAGGTTTTGGAGCAAGAGGAGCAGAAGGTCTCTCTGTAAAAGATACTCTTAAAATGTTTAAAAAAGAAGCCGGTACATTAAGGCAAAAATAAAATGGCTCAAAAAGTCCAAAAAGAAACCTTTGAAAAGAACATTGCTATCGTAGACGAAGAAATTCGCAAACGCAAAAACAAGTGGAACCTTGCCGCACTGTCTTGGATTGATTTCGAGGACGTTGAGCAGATATTGAGGATTCATATTTACAAAAAATGGAGCCTATACGATCAGAAAAAACCCCTTGCCCCTTGGTTAAACATTATCATATCCAATCAAATAAAAAACATTATAAGAAACAACTATGGTAATTATGCCAGACCTTGTTTGAAGTGTGCGGCGGCAGAGTGGGATGATTCTTGTTCAATATATGGAGAGCAGTGCAAGAAGTGCCCCTTGTATGCTCATTGGGAAAACAATAAAAAAGATGCTTTCAATACAAAAGTAACCCTTCCTCTTGAGAATCATATTAAAGAAGTTCACGACATGACTAACGAAGGTTTCGACCTTCTAAGAAGCACTCAGAGTTTATCATCAGCATTGAGAAAAGTATTAAAGCCAGCAGAGTGGGTAGTTTATGAGATGCTTTGCTTGAGAAATCAGAGAGAAGAAGAAGTCGCAAAAGTTCTAGGATTCAAGACTACTGAAAAGAATCGTTCCCCCGGATACAAGCAAATAAAGAACTTAAAGCGTTCTATACTTGTAAAAGCTAAGAAGTGCATTGTGAATGGAGAAGTAGAAATTTATGGCTGAAAATGAAAACCAACCTCAAGAACTTAATGACCAACAGCGACTGGCAATTTTAAATGAGTGGAACAATCGCCCTACTAATCCTCCTTCTTTGCTTGAACTTGTTAGGGTTGCTTTTCCTAACGTTGAAGGCGCAGACGGTAGAAGTTGGCACGGCAAGAAAGTTAAAGAGTTCTTATCCACAAGACAAATTAAAGCAAGGGCTTCATATGAGTACTTGGCAAAAGATAAGATTGAACTATCTCCAGAACAAAAAGAGTTTACTGCTAACAATGCAGGTTCAATGGGCGCACTTGAGATTACTAAAAGTATTTTCAATAATCAAAACCTTACTAGCCTCAGTCAAGAAACTCGTACTGTAATTGATTTCATTAAAACTCTTGACCAGAAAGTAATTCAAGCAGGTCCAGTCTCACAAAGAGACACAGAGAGTCTTGCGGATTCTCAATACATGCCGCCAAAGACTTTTGAGCGAATGCTTTTTCGCATCAACAAGTATGTTCATGAAGGTATTGATAAAGATAAAGTTACTTCACGCCAGAAGGCTTCTATTAATGCTATCATTGGATACATGCATACTTATCGTTTCTTGCATCAGATAAACAGTTATTCTTCTAATATTGATCGTGAGTTATTTGAAAGCTCTTTTGTCCGTTATACATTTGATAAACCAGACCTTACTCAAGAAGAAGTAGATCAATACATTGTTCTAGCTACTGAAGTAGTAATCTCTGCTAATATTCAAGAGACAAGCAATCAGTGGAGCAAGAGACGAATATAACCAATCGACCATTCGCCAGCAAAAACTTCTTAATGACCTTAAGGTAAAGCGAAGTGATCGTCTTAGCAAGCAAATAAAAGAAAACGCCAGTATCCTTAATCTAGTTCAAATGTGGAAAGAAGAAGAATCTCGTATGCAATTATTAAAACTTGCTGAAAGGAGAAAGGCGATGGTAAAGAATGAAATAGATCGCCTCTCTACAATGGATGAAATCAAGTGCCGTATCTTAGGAATTTCAGAGGACGAGGTGTTAAATGGCTGAAACATGTAAAATATGTCAAAAAGCTTATGAGGTAGATGCAGACTTTAATCGTCATCTCAAAGCTCACAAACTTAGAGTAATAGAGTACTATCAACAACATCATCCTCGCTATGATGCTTTCGATAACTCCATAATTATTTACAAGAATAAAGAGCAGTACTTTAATACTGACTTTAACAATAAAAATAATCTAAAAAATTGGCTCAAAGCTCAGTCACTAGAGAAACAGAAAGAGTACTGCAAAGACTTTCTAATCAAGAGAAAAGAAAAGAAAGGTCTAGAATATACTCCATCTCAAGTTGAGCTTCGCAGCGTCTTAAGCCCGAGCGTTATTTACTTACAAGAAATTTTTGGTGATTATTATCAGTTCGCTGGAGATCTTGGATTTAAAAATAAATACATATACCCAGAGAGTTTAGATAATTTAGCACCATTACAAACCAAAGGGTCAATCATTTACATTGATACCCGAGAGCAGAAGCCGTTTATATTTAATATGGCATCTGAAGTTCGTACTCTTAAGTTTGGAGACTATGGGTTTAGTCATCCAAGTTATGATGGCAAGCTTTACTTTGAGAGAAAGTCTATTTCTGATTTCATTGGAACACTAAGCGCCGGTTACGAAAGGTTTTGTCGAGAGATTGAGAAAGCCAGCGAAGCCAAAGCTAACATGGTTATCATTGTAGAAGAGAGTTTAAGTAATGCTCTGTCTTTTAATTATCTTCCTCATGTATACAAGAAAGCTACAAAGGTAAACCCTGAGTTTATATTCCATAATGTCAGAGAGTTGATTCAAAAATATCCTCATGTGCAATTCTTATTTGCAAAAGGGCGCAAAGAGTCCGTTCGCATTATTGAAAAGATGTTCTCTACTGATGAGAACTTCTTTAAATATGATCTCCAACTTTGCTACGACCTAAAAATGCTATAATATGTGGTATACCCCAGAGAAATACAATAGAATAATCCCAAATCTAAATGATGAATATTCTAGACTAAAAGATACTCTTGAAGATAAGGAAGCTAAGATAACTTTAGCTAAGTTTTTGCGTTCAAATATAGGGATAACTACAGAGCTAATTTCTGGTATAAAATTATGGCCTTATCAAGAGATTGTAATTAAAGGAATGTTGAACCGAAACTTCTGCATGAACGTGTGGGGTCGCGGTGCTTCTAAATCTTTCTCTGCTGCGGTGTTTTGTTTCCTACAATGCATCTTTGAACCTAAGAGTAAAATCTTAATTGCTGGTCCAACCTTCAGAACAGCAAGAAGCATTTTCAATTCAATAGAAAAGATTACTGAATCTAAAGGCGCAGACCTTTTGATGCAAGCATTTGGCGCAAAGTCAAAGCGTAATGATGAATACGACTGGTCAATTAACGAAGGTTCAATAAAAGCTATTCCTCTAAGCGGCGAAAAGATTCGTGGTTTCCGCGCTAATGTTCTTGTGCTTGATGAGTTTCTCTTATTACCAGAAGACATCATCAAAAATGTATTAATGCCTTTCTTGATTGTTCCTCAAGACATTAAAGAACGTATTAGTATTCGCGAACAAGAGAATGAATTAATTGCACAAGGCGCAATGACTGAAGCTGACCGCATGGAGTTCAAGAATACTTCCAAAATGATCGCTCTGTCTTCTGCTTCTTATACTTTTGAGAATCTCTATAAGACTTATAAAGAGTGGTGCGATAATATTTATTCAAAGGAGCCAACAAGTGCTACTTATTTTGTTTCTCAATTAAGTTATGAGTCTCTTCCTCCAGAGATGATAGATTCTTCAATTACAGAAGAGGCGCAAAACGGCGGATCTTCTCACGCTTCTTTCTTGAGAGAGTATTGCGCTCAATTTACTGATGGTAGCGACTCTTACTTCAGCATGAAGAAGATGGAAGAATGTACTCTTAAGTTTGAAGAGAGACCTCACTCCCAAATTAGAGGAGATAGCGGCAAGCAATATATCTTAGCAATGGACCCCAACATGAGCGACAGTCCAAATGCTGACTATTTTGCAATGGCTATTTTGGAAATAGACAGAGAAAACAAAAATGACGTTCTCGTTCATGCTTATGCTGGTCTTGGCAGTTTAAATACTCACATTAAATACTTTCATTACTTAATGACTAGCTTTAATATTGTTTATATCATATGTGATAATGCTGGTGCTGATATTTTCTTCAACACTTATAACGAATCTCAATTCGTAAACTCAGAGTCTGAGAAGATTAAGTTTATTGACTTCGATTCCGATCTTGAAGGTATTGAATACACAAAGATGGTTCAGAAAGCCAAGAGTCAATATAACCTTGAAAATAAACAAATAGCAGTAACTCAAGTATTCACTACTACCTTCATTAGAAGAGGTAATGAAAATCTACAAGCGGCAATTGACTATAAGAAAATCTGGTTTGCTTCAAAGACAGTAGCCAACGAGACCTTCTTTAATGAAGAAATAAATAAGAGAATACCAGAAGAAATAATCTTCGTAGAAGAAAGTAAAGACTGGAACAAGTTAGATCTAATTGAACACCAAGATTTGCTTGTCTATAACACTAAGAAGCAATGCTCGCTAGTTGAGTTCACTACTAGTAGCCGTGGGTCTGTTAATTTTGACCTTCCTCAACACTTAAAGCGTTCCAATTCTCCTAATAGAGCAAGAAAAGATAATTATACTGCTTTAATGTTAGCTAAATGGGGCTCCAAATGCTATAATGACATTATGACTACTGAAAATAAAATAGTAGCTGCGGGATTTACACCAATTTTAATTTAAAATGTGTAATTAATTATTAGGCTTATGGCAAAGGTTAAAAAAGACAAAGTTGCGGAAAATTCTTTCGCCCCAATGATGGTAGAAGGCTCTACTCCTGCTCATGGCGGAGTAGCAAGCAGAGTTACCGAAACGAGGAGCCGCAGAAACGCCGCATCAACCATTGAGAGAACAGATCGTTTTCGCAATATTGATGACGGTATGGTGCCATTTAATTATGCCACTGGTTATAATTATAATAAATCAAATATTGATGTACGAGATACAGTAATCCTTTGCCAAAAAGCCTACTATAACTTTGGTTTATTTAGAAATACTATTGATCTAATGTCAGAGCTTTCTTGCGGCAATATTCATCTTAAAGGTGGGAATAAAAGCGCAAGAGATTTCTTCCAAGCCTTATTTAATAAGATAAATATTACTGCTCTTCAAGACAAGTTCTTTAGAGAGTATTATCGTTCTGGCAATGTTTTCATTTATAGGTATGACACTGACATTAGACAAGAAGATGTGTCTAAAATTAGCCAAGTTTTCGGGTCACAAGCTTTGGCGGCAAAAATTTCTTTACCTGCTAGATACATAATCATTAATCCAGCAGACGTTCAGGTTAATGGTAATTTGTCTTTTAATAGAGGACAGTATTATAAGGTTCTAACTGACTACGAGCTTGAGCAAATTAGAAATCCAAGAACAGAAGAAGACAAAGAGATACTAGATTCTCTTGATCCATTGGTTAAAGAGCAAGTTCTAAAAGGAAAAGCTACAGCAGTTCTATTACATTTAGATACTAAGAAGTTCTACGCCGTATTCTACAAGAAACAAGATTACGAACCCTTCGCTGTACCAATGGGTTTTCCTGTTCTTGAAGATATTAGCGCAAAAATAGAAATGCGCCGTATGGACATGGCTCTTACAAGAACGATTCAGCAAGTGATCCTTCTTGTCACAATGGGCGCAGAGCCAGATAAAGGTGGAGTAAACCAAGAGAACTTAAAGACGATGCAAAATTTATTTGCGAATCAGTCTATTGGAAGAGTCTTGATTGCCGATTATACTACAAAAGCAGAATTCGTTATTCCTCAAATTGCTGATATCCTAGATCCAAAGAAATACGAGATCATCGATAAAGATATCAATATTGGCTTAAATAATGTGCTTGTTGGTAATGAAAAATTCGCTAATGCTAGTACAAAAGTATCTCTATTAGGGCAGAAATTATTACAGGCTCGCCAAGCTTTTATTACTGACTTCTTGTTGCCAGAAGTTAAGAGAATTTCTAAAGAAATAGGGTTCAAAGTATTCCCAACTCCATTCTTTGAAGATATGGATCTTAAGAGTGATCAAAATCTTAACAGAATTTACACTCGCCTTATTGAACTTGGAGTTCTTACTCCTGAAGAAGGTCTTAAAGCTATTGAAACTGGAGTATTGCCTACTCCAGATGAGTCAGTACAATCTCAAACTGCTTTTGTTGACTTAAAAGATAAAGGATATTATCAGCCTTTAATCGGTGGACCAAAAATAGATGCAGCCGGTAGACCAGCAGGAAGCACAGGCATCAAGCAAACTACAAAAAATGTAAAGCCAATCGGCACCTCTTCTAAAGCTAATTACAGTGTCATGAAATTAAAAGACATTGTAGAAGCTACAAGCAAGTTAGGAACAGAAGTAGAGGGTTTCTTAAAGAAAAAACATAAACTTAAGAAATTAAACGAAAGACAAAAAGAAGTAGTACTTGATATCACTAAAGTTATTGTCGCAAACGAAGATCAATCTAATTGGGTCTCCAAAATAGGAGAATACATTGAAACTCCTGTAGATAAAAACCCAAAGAGAATAGAAGAGATTCATAATATCGCTTGCGAGCATCAAGTTGATTCTTACATGGCTAGTTTGCTCTATCATAGCAAAATCTAATGGCTACAAACAGAGTAATATATAATAACGAATTGCTATTCGTTGGACCTGCTCCAGCGAGTGGCTATTTTTTCTCTGACCCTAACGGCAACCTGCTCAGAACTGGGGTTTATAATTTAATTCAGCCCCTTAAAAGAATTAATCAATTTAGTTATCAGATAAATACTCAATCTTCTAGGTTCTCAGAGATAGGAAATGCTTCTACTGTTTATGATTATACTTTAAATCCTCCTGATATTAGCCTTAGTTTCAATTACAACATTAAAGATTTGCGAAACGAAGCTAGAATGGGCTTCTATGTTGATCTTGGGCCTCCTAATTTAGATCAATTTGATGGTGGGCAAGTTTTTCCTAGTGGTAATTTATTGTCTGGGTTTTCTTTTGGAGACCAGAACTATTCATTCAACTCTGATTTAACTCAAGCCACAAACAACACATTTAAGTATCCTTTTAAATACAGAGATCAGCGCAATCTATTTTTAACAATTACTCCAAATAATACAGATGCAATTGGCAACAGTATTTCTGGGTTTCCAGTCTTAGCTTTCGGTAATTGCTATATTACTTCTTATGGAGTTCAAGCTCAAGTTAACGATTTCCCTAAAGCTACAGTAAATTATGCAGCACATAATGTGTTGTATTACTCTTCTGGAATAAACGTAGTTTCTCCGTATTTAGAACCAAAGAGCGGAACATTAAATACCGGCATAACGTTTAATATTCCAACTTATAATACAGCTTTTGAGGAAACTGGAAATGCAATTTCTGTTTTACTCCCCGGTGATATCGTGATTGACATTTATGATGTTAATTCAACATCTAAAAACAAGTCTAATCTAATAATCCAAGATGCCGCTATACAAAGTTTTAATTTTAATATCCCTTTAGAAAGAGAACCATTAAAAACATTGGGCTATGTTTACCCAGTAGATCGCCAAATAAACACTCCAATTACTGTAGAAGGCTCTTTCTCTACAATATATAGAAACTTAAACTATTCAGGAAATCTTTTGTCAGATATAAAATCAGAATCTAAATACGACATCTCAATCAAGATGAATAAGAGTTCCGAAACTATTATTCGCTACGATATTAGAGGAGCTAAATTTAAAGACTTATCTTATGACTCTTCAATCGGTTCAAATGCTGTTTTAGATTTTAGTTTTTACTGTGATATGGACATGAATTCTTATCCTCATCCTAATGGTTTATTTATGAGTGGATTATTAAAAGGATTAAGTTACACAAACTTTAATACAAATGGGCCATTATAATTTCCTTAATTACTAATTTTTAGTGTATAAATAATAAGCTGCAAATTATGAATCTAGAAGGTTTAGAAATAGAAATTATAGAATCAAAGAGGTCTGGGCCTAAAAGCTCCGCTCAGACCCCTGCTAAACCTTCTGAAAGACGCAGCGGTTCTTCTAAAAATCCTTCTGGCAGCGCAGGAACAAAAAGCGATAAAGCAATAGAGTTTTCTGCTAAAGTAGTTGAAGCTTTAAAGTCTAAAGTTAGAGAGCATAACAGTAAATACTCTAAGAAAATAAGCTTAAGTCAATTAAAGAAAGTTTATCGTAGAGGCGCTGGAGCTTTTAGTTCTAGTCATAGACCCGGAAAGACGAGAGGACAATGGGCAATGGCCCGTGTGAACACTTTCTTAAGAATGATGGCTGGTAAAACTGTTAAAGATGCTTATCGCAAAGCTGATAGCGATATAGCTAGAGCTTCAGAAATTGATGTTACAGGTTCTTGGGAACCAAATGATAGCGATTTTTCTCAAGCGGATAACGATATTCAAGACTATAATCTTGATTATGATTTTGAAGATGAGAATGATTTATACTTGGATACAGAACAAGAAAAAGCAAACTGGCTAGAATATATTTAATATGAAAACCAAAGAATTAGAAATCGATATTTCTTCTAAAATCGTCGCCGCAGACAAAGAAAAGAAAACATTAAATAAGCCATTCAGGACTCCTGATGGGCCTAAAAAGTTTTCTGTTTATGTCAAAAATGACAAAGGAAATGTTGTAAAGGTTAACTTTGGTGATCCTAACATGGAGATCAAGAGAGATGACCCTGCTAGAAGAAAAAGTTTTAGAGCAAGACATGGCTGCGACAAAAACCCCGGACCAAAATGGAAAGCCAAATACTGGTCATGCTATCAATGGAGGGCGGGTTCTCCAGTTAAAGCTTCAGAAGAGGTCTTTAGTTTAGAAACAGAAGCTGGAAAAGGTCTTTGGCACAATATTCAAAAGAAGAAAGATCGTCTTGGTAAGAATTATAAGCCAGCAAAGCCCGGAGAAAAAGACTATCCAAAGCAAGACGCTTTAAAGAAAGCTCAAGCTAACGAAGAAGAATGGGATGGTTTGACTCTTTGGGATCAAAGCGAACTCTTAAAAATTTGGCCTGATTTATCAAAGGCCGAAGAAATGATGGAGCCTGAAGATGAGATGGAATCTGAAGAGAGTGAAATGGAAGAGTACAAGAATGAATATTTAGAAATGTCAATTGGCTCTTTAAATTCTATTAAAACTCATGCAGAGAACATTCTTAATGCTTTAAATGATGAAAAGGTTAAAGAAAATTTAACTGAGTCATTCTTACAAGGCAAGATTGCTATTACTGAAGATTACATGGTAATGATTCATAACTATGTAATGTTTGCCGAAGAATCTGACGCTAATTATATGAGTTCTGAACCAATGTTTATGGTTGGTCAGAAGGTTCGAAATGTAAACAAGAACTGTTATCATTATGGCAGCGAAGGAATCGTAAAAGAGATCAAAGACTTGCCAAATCAAATGGGTAAAGTTATTTCATATGAAGTAACTAACGAAGGCCCAACTTATAAAAAGGGAGAAGTCCTAACAAAAACAATGGACCAACTCTCTCGCGCTCAAGTCTACGCTTCTTACGAAGAAGAGGAAGAGTACAAGTCAATGTGCGAAACAGAGGGTCAAAATTTCAAAGACTTTCTTCAAAAATGTATCCCTTCTAAAGAGGGAACTGACAAAGAAAAATTCCAATCTTGTTTGTTACAATATAAGAAAAGCAAATAATATGAATATTCTATCTTCAATGTTGCAATTTCAAAACCAAGTAAAGATATTCCATTGGCAAACCTATGGATTTTCTGAGCATGAAGCTTTTGGAGAACTTTATGATTCTTTGTCTGGTCATGTTGATGAATTTGTAGAGGTTTTCATGGGTAAGTACGGTCGAATTATCGCTAGGGATTCTTTTGCTTTAACTTTGCAAAATTATAAATCCATTAGCCCAGTGCAAGCAATGGATGCTTTTATTGGTTTTTTAAGTAATGATTTACCATCTCAATTAGATATTACAAAAGACACAGACTTGCTTAATATTAGAGATGAAATTTTAGCAAGTGTAAATAAGACTAAATATTTAATAACTTTAAAATAATGAAATCTTTTATTCAAAATGGTATTGCGTCCGTACCAACAACAACTGTTAATTTTACAACAACAGGTGTTTTGATTCAGCCACCCAATAATGGTAATTCAAGAATTTTCATTACTGATATAAGCACTCAAGCTAACCTTACTTTGGCAAATGCTAATACTGTAGCAAGCGGAAGTATATTTGCTTATGTAGCTCAAGGCAATTGCAACTATTCTGCTCCTTTGAGAGTCCCAGATAATTCTGGAATAGCTATTGCAACCGCAACCGTAGGTAGTATTACATATTTTCTAGAATAACATGAAATTTGAATTTTCAACGACATTTAGTTCTTTAATCCGCCCTCTAGTATCTGAGGAAAAAGACAAATATCTATCGTTAGCCAGTTTAATTGATGTAGGGAATTTTATTCCTGAAGTTAATGCTGAGTCTAATATGGATCTTTTGCCAGTTGCTTTTAATGCTTGTGTTGTAAATCGCGTTAATAAAAATGGAGATGTAATTGATTCTTCTATTGCTACTGAAGTATACAAAAACTTCATTAACAAGCCTATTAATATTGAACACAATCGCGCAAATGTTGTTGGAGTAATATTGTCAGCAGGATTTTCTGAGTTTGGAACTGATGCGCCTCTTACTGAAGAGCAAGTAAAAGACAAAAAAGAACCATACAATATCACTCTTGGTGGCGTTGTTTGGAAAATCGTTAATAAAGATCTTGCCAATACAATCGAAGAGTCAAATGACCCCACTTCTAACAATTACATGAAGGTCAGTGCTTCTTGGGAATTGGGTTATAATGATTTTGAAGTAGCTGTTCTAGAAGGAAGCGAAAAGAATATTGAAAATGCTACTATCATTTCTGACAAAGAAGAAATCGAAAAGATTAAAGGCAAGCTCACCGGATTCGGCGGCAGCGGAAGACTCAATGAAAACCAATTAATTTACCGTAAAATTAAAGGTCGAGTTCTTCCTCTTGGAGTTGGACTAACTGCTAATCCTGCTGCTGATGTAGTTGGCGTTAGTGTCAAAAAACCTGAATCCGAAGAAATAGTAGAGCAAAAAGCAGAAGAAATTTCACAAACATTGGAATCTAATGTAATTATCGAAAGAAAGAATATGAAAATATCTGAAGTATCTCAAATTACTGACGAGTTGCTCAAAGAAGCAACCGCTTCTTCTATCAGAGATTTTATTGGAGAGCAACTAAAAGAGGCTTCCGAGAAATTCGCTGCTGAACAAAAAGCTAAAGAAGACGCAATCAAGAACGCCGAAGAGAAGTTCGCTAGTCTCTCTTCTGATTCTGAAAACCTAAAGAAAGAACTTGAGGCTCTCAAGCAATCTTTAGAAACCCTACAACAAGAAAAAGCTTCTAAGGAGAAGCAAGAACTATTCTCTTCCAGAATGGCTGGACTAGATGAAGAGTTCGATCTTGATACCGAAGATAGGGAAGTAATTGCTAACGATATCAGAGATTTGGATGAAGATTCTTTCGCCGCCTACAAGAAAAAGATGGGCGTTTTAATGAAGGAGAAGAATAAGTCTTACAAAGCCTCAAAGATGCCAAAAGAAGAGAAGAAAGAAACTATGGCTACTGAGACTCAAGAGACTGTTGCTTCTACCGAAAATGCTACTGTCGTTGATGACGCTATTAGCAACGGAACTCAGCAAAATGATGTAATCACTGCTGGCGTTGTTAATCCTTCAAAGACTTTAAAGCAAAAATATCAATCAGCTTTTAATGACGAAGGCTTCGTTATTACAAAATAAACAAAACAAATAAATAATAGGAAAATACTATGGCATATTCATCTACTAAAAGATTAATTAAACCATTTCGCGGTTATGGTGAGCATGAAGTTATCAACATGTTCGCTTTCGATCTCGAAACTGTAAACAAGGGAACTTTCGTTAAGGTTCTCGGAAACGGTTGGAAAAATACCGATGATGTTCTAAACATTACTTCAGCTACTGCTGTTGGAGCTTCTTACTCTAACGTAGTTTCTGATCGCTATTCAACCACTGCTCGCGTCACTACCGCTGGTACTGGCGATGCTAACAAGGTCGTTGGAATGCTTCTTAATGACGTTCGTGAAACAGACGAAAACGGCGAGAAGCTAATCTTCAATCCTCGCAAGGCTGCTGAATTGAGTGCAGTTGTCTCTGGACAAACTGTTCCTATTCTCAAGCGTGGTATTGTATTGGCTTACGCTACTGGTGCTAGTGCCGGTAACGCTGCTTACATCAATACTCTCGGAGAATTGGAGTCAAATGCCGCTATTCACGGTTCTTACGTCAAAGTTGGAACTTATCTAGGTTCTGCTGATGATGATGGTTATGCATTACTAAACCTCGACCTATAATAACCAATAACTTAACTAACTAATTAATATACTAATATGAGACTTAAATTAAAAAATACGCCAGAACAAGTAGAGCTAATCAAAAAGGTTGGTTCTCGCAATGTCGTTGAGTCTGCCGAGGCTATGGAAGCTTTGGCCGCTTTCGTCGGACCAGTAATTCAAAAGGTTCTCGCTCAAGCTGGTACTGCCAGCATGATTTATAGAGACATGGAGTATAACGAAGACGATAGTCCTTCTTATCCTCTTGACCTCTATTACAACGAGGCTGCTGGTCTAGTTTCCGTCTGGGCTCAAAATGTCGCTGGTGGCTTGCCCTCCAACTACATGGATCAACCAGTTCAAGAGTTGAAGATCGCTACCTATCGTCTTGACTCTGCCGTTTCCTTCAACAAGAAGTACGCCCGTAAAGCTCGTCTCGACGTAGTTAGCGGAGCTTTGGATCGTATGGCTCAAGAGGTTCTTGTTAAGCAAGAGCGCAATGCTTGGGCTGTTATTCTAAAGGCTCTTGGTGCTGCTGCTACCAAGGATGGCCGTTCAGTTTCTTACTCCGCTTCTGGTGCCCTCAAGCACCTTATTGCTCCAACTGGCGGTGCAAGAGCTTTCGATATGGGATGTTTGAATGACTTGATTCTCCGCTTTAAGAGAATTAACGTTTCATTCGCTGGTGGTACTCCTTCTGATGCTTCTGCTCGCGGATTGACCGATCTCTTTATTAGCCCTGAAATCAAGGCCAAGATTCGTTCTTTCTCATTCAATCCTCTCTTCGCAGTTTCTGGTACTACTCAAACCCAATTGTCTGAAGACGTTCGTACTGAGATCTACAGAGGCGGCGGAATGGAGAGCTTGTTCGGTATTAATATTGTCGAACTCGTTGAACTCGGTAAGAGCCAAAAGTATAACACCTTGTTTGACTCTTTCGACGTAACCACATATCCTGACATCAATGGTGCTAACGCCATTACCTTCGCCACTGCTTCTCATGACCTCTCAATTGGTCTTGACTTGAGCCGTGATGCATTTATCCGCCCAGTCGCTACAAACGCTGAGAGCGGTGGACAACTCAGCGTTCTACCTGATGATCAATTCGTTTCTCGCGCCGAGAAGACTGGCTTCTACGGCTTCTTGGAAGAGGGTCGTATTTGTATCGACGCTCGCGCTATCGGTGGTGTTATTACCAACTAATTAAAAGCTCTCTCAGTTTTAACCCCAGAGGTAACCCCTCTGGGGTTTTTTATTTTACATTTTTATTTATATATAGTATTATAAGGTATGGCTAAAAAGAAGAAGCAAGCATTAGAAGACATGAGTCAAACTCATGCTCAAGTTGAAGAAAAGCACTACCAAACTCTTGACCAGATTCTTGGTGATGCTGGTTCAGACAAGTACGGTACTTTTAACGAGGATGAATATTGGAGTCAACTAAATGCTATGACTAAGAGCGATCTTCAAAGTCATGCAGTCAAAATGAATCTTCTCCCAGTTGATAATATGAAAATGCTGAGAGAAAGACTTTTGAATGAATTTCGACGCCATAATAATTCTTATCTAAAAGTGTCCGGTACAAAGAAAGTTTTGGACAACGACATTTCTGATGCAGCCAAAAGAATTTTAGCCGAAGGAAGATAATATATAATCATATGGAACAGACTAATCAACAGCCACCACAGCAGCCTCCATCCGTCAAGGACTTGCCAGATCCTACGCCGCAAATTGCGCTAAACACTTTTGTAGGTCTAGCTCGTCAGAGCCGATTGAGTTATGATGAGCATGTGTACCTTGATAAGTGTACTGCGGCTCTTCAGGGTGTACTCAATAACACTCAAGCTCCTGAGATTCCTCCATTCCCAAAGATGCAGGTCTGAAATATCAGATAAAATATTAGAAACGCAATCTTTAGCTCTCGATTTTTAGGGGGCTAAAGATTTTTTTGTGTAATTAATAATAAGGTATAAGGTTTCCAAATGGCTCAATTCGCTATAGATGAAATTCTCACAACGGGAATTCAAATTTCTGGTTTTATATTTGACCGTTCTTACGGTTTAGGAACTGCTGGTCAAGTTTTGACATCTACGTCTTCTGGCGTAATGTGGCAAGCGGATTCAAGTATCATTGATTTGTCTGCATTAAGTGGACAAATTGTTTCTACTGGAGCCTTATTAAATAATAGAATTAATTCTCTTAGTGGGTATGTTAATGAAACTTTTGTTTCTGGATCTGGAACACAATATTATGTCCCTCGTTGGAATACATCGAAAGAATTAGTTACTGGAAGCATTTATGATAATGGCTTCGTTGGAATAGGCATAACTAATCCATCAGGTCAACTACACTTGAGAAACATGGGATTTACTAACCAATCAGGAATTGCTGATTCTAATACATTTCCAAATGCTACTGGAGTTTTTGGTTTAGTAATGGATCATAATGCTTATACAAATGGTTTGTATAGGCATAGATTTATAAAAGTAGATCGTTCTTCAAACCTACCTTTATATTTACAACAAGCAGGAGGTGTTGCTAATCAGTATATAAATCTAGTAAGATTTGGTACTCATTCTCAGTCTACTAATACTTTTGAAGTATTTGGTGATTCAAAAATAAATGGTACTACTGATATAACATCGAATTTACTAGTAGCTGGTAACGTTGGAATTGGCTCAAATGCACCTACTGATTTTCTAGATTTTGGTGGAGTAGGAGGAAAGAATATTGTTTTTAATTATGCGGCTTATGGTGAAGGTAGAAATAGTTTAGCCTCAATTATTGGTAATAACGTAAAAGCATCTCCTACAGGACATTCTTTAGTTCGCCGTTTTAAAAATGCAACTGATGAGGGTAATTTTATAAAGTTAATTTATAATAAGGGCGTTACTTTTCATACTAATATAACTTCTGCTTTAAATACTGATATCTCTGAAGATACGAATGAAAGAATGCGCATCAATCTAAGTGGTAATGTCGGCGTAGGCACAACAAATCCTACTGTTAGATTGCATGTTATAGGAAGTTCTATAATTACAAATCCAAGTCCATCTGCAAATTCTGCCGTGCTTTTAGTTCAAGATAACGGTACGGCTACAACGGTAACTTCTGGAGCTACACTCAGAGTTGTAAATGACGGGAGTTCAGCAAACTATTCTGTATTTGAAGCGTCATCTGCCGTATCTAATTTTGTTATTTTAAATAATGGCAACATAGGTATAGGTACGACAAATCCTGCTGTAAAATTACATATAGAAAATTCTGGTACAATATCAAGTATTGCTACGGTTAGACTAGTAGGAAGTACGGGAAATAATGCAGGTTCTCAAATAGAATTTTATAAGGCGCAAACTCCAAAAGCTGCTATTGGATTAGCTTCTGCTGTTACTGGTGGTCTTTCTGACGATTTACTTTTGCTTTCAACTAATCCTAATTCAATTGTTTTGGCTGCTGGATTAAGCGGTTTAGCGACTTTTAAACCAGATGGCAAAGTTGGCATTGGAATATATAATCCAGTGTCACTATTGTCAATTGGTGGTGCAGCATCAACTAGTGCAGAAAGCGGTTTAAGTTTTGGGCAAGACGCTCAAGCTAATCTTTATAGATCCGCTGAAGACACAATTAAAACAGATGGCTCTTTAGTAGTTGCTGTAAATGCAACTTTTGCTGGTAATGTTGGCATAGGGCTAACTAATCCTGCTGTTAAATTAGATGTCTCTGGTGGAAATGCTAGGTTTTCTGATTATATAATTATTGGAGAAGATTTGGCTTATCCTTCAAATACAGGTAGTGCTTATTTAGGGTATTCTACTAGCCCAGCTTCTAGTCCTCAGTCTAATTTAGAATTAATAGATGCATTATCTAATGCTATTGGTGTTAATGATCCATTAAGGTTTAGAGCAACTATTAGCGGTCAGTATTTTTCTGGAAATAACTGGTATGCAGATCCAGCGCCTTTATCATATGGTACTTTATTAAATGGTAACGCAAATTCATATTTAGACCTAGTAACTTCATCAGAATATTCTGTTGGAATTTCTGGAAAACGATTTGTTGTAGATCAAGGTACTAGCTATACAAGACCAAATTTTATACTTTTAAATACTGATTGGAATCAATCTTTCTGGGGTTTTAAATTAAACGTAGAGAATAGTAATGATTTAATAAATTGGACTAATTGCATAACAGAACAGGCTTTCTCAACCAATAACACAAAGGGAACAATTGCTTTAAGTATTGCTAATTCAATTCAAGGCGGTGGTGCTTCAAGATATTTTAGATTTTCATTTGTTGCAAATCAGATTATTAGCGCTGGCGCATTAAGAGTAAATAAAATCAGATCTTTAGGAAATCAAAATTACAGTTCTACTATTCCTGTTTCTACTTCTGTTGCTGGTAATTTAATTGCTTCTGTTGGAATTATTTCTCCAACTATTACTTCTTTAAGTGGAAACCTTGCCGCCACTGGTTCGGTTCTTGATACGAAGATTAACACTCTGAGTGGTTACTCAAACAGTACCTTTGCGACGATAACGAACCTAGCTGCTACCGGCTCTACCCTTGACACGAAGATTAACACTCTGAGTGGATATGCAAATAGTACTTTCCTTTCTGGAGTTGGAGTATCCAACTATGTCCCTCGTTGGAGCGGTACCAAACTATTAGTTACTGGCAGTATTTATGACTTAGGAACTGGAATCGGAATAGGCACAATAAGTCCCGGTACTAAATTAGATGTAGTAGGCGCAGTGACAATGCCGGTAATTAGACAAAGCACAACGTTATACGCTGGCACAGATATCATTGATGACAATTCAACTAGAACTGTATATTTCAATATACCTGAAGGCGGTAATAATCCAGCAAGATATTTTAAAGTAGCAAGAATAAAAATTAATGCAAATTACCAAAATGTTAGTTTGAATGGGTATTTTACAACTACTAATTCTGCACTTCATGTAGGTTTTGAGAGAAAAGTTGAATTTGATTTTATTGCCTATGCGGCTACTAATCCCGGCGCTCCACAAGTAACCTACCTAAAAAGAGGTCCAGACACTACAAACGTTTTAGTTTATGCAGTGCCAGATGGTGGTGGTGCAGGAACAACTTATTATGATGTATATATTAAAAATGGTTGGTACAATGACACAAATGGAGAGTTAGCTATTAGAGTAGGTTACTCATCGGCAGTAACTGTTTGGCAAGCTGGGTTAGACAGCGGGACTTCTGCACCTGTTGATACTTTGGTAAATCCAAATTCAAACTATGCTTTTGATACAGCAGGTAATGTCGGCGTAGGCACAACAAATCCTACTGTTAAATTACATGTGGTAGGAAATGGATTACTAACAAATACATCTGCTATTGATTTAAGAATTGATGCGTCAAGCTTAGGCAATGCGTCTCTTACTATTGATAGGCAAACTACAGCAGCCGAATCTAAAATTTTATTATTAGATGCAAATATTTCACAGTGGGGTATTGCTGCTAAAGCACTTAGTAATAATTTTGTTATACGAGATGCAGATTCAACAGAGCGATTTACTATTTTAAAAACAAATGGCAACATAGGTATTGGTACTACTAATCCAATTACTAAATTTCATGTCTATGAAGCGACAAATGGAAATAATTGGGGATTATTTGCAGGTAATGTAGGAGCTACGTTACCAAGTGCGTATACTTATGGAGTTTTAATAGGTTCAAATTATAGTAATGGATTTAGTGAATCTAATATAGTTTGGGGCAATGGCATTTCTTCTAATCAATATTTTGCAATAGGAAGAGGTTCTGGAAGTGGTTTCTATTCAGAGCAATTAAGAATTGATGTTAATGGTGATGTTGGTATAGGTAATACTAATCCAACTACTCTCCTATCAGTTGGCAGCGCAGGTTCCACTTCTGCTGCAAGTGGTATAACTTTTGGTGGAGACTCTACTGCTAATTTATATAGATCAGCAGCGGGAACTTTAAAAACGGATGGTAGATTGAATATAGTAGGAGATGCTGACGACAGCACTCCTGATTTATTTTTTAATGGCGCTGGTGGATTTGGAAGCGCAGCAGGTCAAGTAAGAGCTTGGTCTCCAAATAACACTACTTTGTCTTGGTACTGGGATAATACTCAATTTACTTATAATAATTTTCCAGTTAGAGTAGTTAATGCTTCTTCTGTTGTTAGAGTCTACTTCGCTCCTTCTTCAGATTCTTATATTAACAATGCTTCAAATTTTGGCATAGGAACAAACGCCCCCGGAACTAGATTAGACGTAAGATTCCCAACAAATCCTGCAACTGATAACGGAGCAGGAAACAATGTTTTAAGAGTATGGACTACTGCTGGATATGCAGCAGATGTTGGAGGAGCAATTGGTTTGGGCGGAGAATATAGCGGCGGTCTTCTTCAGTCATTTGGGCAAATTGCTGGTCGTAAATCCAACGGCATATCAGGAAATAATGCAGGTTATTTACAATTCGCTACTACTAATAATGGTGGCACGATGAGCGAATGGATGCGTATTGATGCTGGCGGAAACGTTGGTATAGGCACGACAAATCCAGTTACGTTGCTTACAGTTGGAAGTACTACTACTACAACTTCTTCAATGACTTTGCAAGGTGAATATCAATCATCTACATTTAATAATACAAATATATTTAATTTTAGACATGGTGGATTTGATAGATGGAGATTGTTGACAACTCAAAATTCAGCAGCGAGTAATGATTTTGATTTTAGTATTAATGCAATTAATGCGGCTGCAAATGGCTATAATACGTTTCTTACAATAAAAGGTTTAAATGGTAATGTTGGCATAGGAACTAACGTAACTCCTTTAAAATTAAATGTCAGTGGAAGTATTTATATGGCTGCTGGAAGTGGCAGCGCTATTTCTTGGGCTAACGATATTTCTTCTCAATTTTTAAAGTATGATTCGGTAACTGATGGAATGGTATTAAGTAGCTGGAATAACACTACTTTCTTAACTCAACAAACAGAAAGAGTAAGAATTGCTTCTAATGGAAATGTTGGTATAGGAATAACGGCTCCCACTAGCAAATTAAACGTAGTAGAGACAACTCCAACGGGAACAAGAATTCAATTGGGAGCAAATACTGTAAGCGCTTACATGGATGCAAATAAAACGGTTGATTTGCTGATTTTAAATGCTCCATATGGAGGTAATCCTGCTACGACTTCAAATTTAGGTGCAAAATGGGGCATTAAATTTGTAGGTTCGCTTGAATCAAATCAAATTGATACAATTGGAAAAACATCTGCAATTTATGCTGTAAGCGAAGATGCTTTAGGATATAATCGAGGCACAAGTTTAGCTTTTTATACAAATCAACTTAATGATGTCGTTTACGCAGAAAGAATGCGTATATATCATAATGGTAACATTGGTATCGGTATAACTAATCCTTCTAATAAACTTCATATATCTGGTGGTGGTATTTCTTTTACTACGTCTACGGGATTAGCAGTACCAATGATTGGTATTGTCCTTCCTACAAATATTGCTTACATTGGGCCTTACACTACTACTACAGACGGTAATGCTCCAACTACAGTTGTTTTTAATCAAGGAGCTTCAGTTCAGCAATCTTGGTTTTATTCAAGCGGTAGAATTGCAATGGTCCTTAATAAGGAAGGTCGTTTAAATATAGCAGGAAATCTTAGCAATACTCCTCCAGCTTTATTAAATGTCGGTCCAGCTTCATCTGTTGATGCTGTAAGTGGAATGAGTTTTGGCAACGACTCTTCTGCAAACTTATATAGAAGCGCTGCTTCTACAATTAAAACAGATGGCTCTTTGGTGGTTGTTGGTGCTGCGACTCTTGGACCAATAAATATAAATGGAGGAACATTGGGAGCTTCTCCAGTTAATATCGCTCTTACTGGATTTACTTATGCAGTTAATAATGGTAATGTTTCTCAAATAACTTTTGTAGAAAAACGTTTCGCTACAGGCGGAGATTGGACGACTGCTACTACAAGAATTCAAAAGCGAGTTGACGTAACAGATCAAGCATATATTGAATTCAATCCAAGCGGGGCTCTTTATGGAATGGCTTTAGGTGTTGGAGCTAATTCAAATGTTGAAGCTCTAAGAATTTTATCTAATGGTAATGTCGGCATAGGAACGGTAAGTCCTGTTACTAAATTACATATTGAACAAATTCAAAATGCGGAATCACTAATAACACTTAGAAATAACCGACAAGACCTTGCTGATGTACCTATTTTTGGAATTTCAGCTCAAAATGGCATCACTGATGTTGCAAAAATAAGTTTTTATAGAGGGGGTGGAGGAAATGCCGGTTACTTAACATTCTCTACAAAGGCCGACAACGCATCATCACTAACAGAAAAGGTTCGTATTGATGGATCTGGAAATGTTGGCATAGGACAAACAAATCCTTTATCTAAATTTGTTGTAAGCGGCGGCACTGTTAATACAACTACTTATACTACTTCAGAAGCTAGAATTGCAGACGGTTCTTTGCATTTGATGAAAACTGTTGCTGGTGGAATATTTGAGTCCATCAGAGCAATGAATATGGACACTACGGCTGGAACAACCGTAAGAGTCTTGGCTGCTTCTACATCAGATCCATTTAATAATGGTAATGGTGGAAAAGTATTTATTGATGCAATACGCACTGCTACCAATATGGACCTTGCGTTTTCTCTTAACGATGTAGCTGGTGCAGCAGCCGTAGAACGTGTAAGGTTCATGGGGAATGGTAATGTTGGTATAGGTACAGCGATTCCTAGTTCTCCACTACATGTATTTAATACATCTGCTACTCTTGCTACGTTTACGAGAGATCTTGCTACAGATGCAGGATTCGCTATAGGAGCAGACAATAATGGAACAGTATTATCTACAATCGGTGTTCATGCCATTCAAATTTATACAAATAACACTGAAAAAGCTAGAATTACATCTGATGGTAAATTAGGAATAGGTACGAATACTCCAACTACTCTTTTGTCAGTTGGTGGCGCAGGTTCTACAACAGCAGCAAGCGGTATAACTTTTGGTGGAGATGCTCAAACTAATATTTATCGTTTTGTTGAAGATACTCTTAAAACAGATGGAGCATTAATTGCAGGGGGATATCTAAGGACTTTAAGTTATGTTCAACTTGTAACTGATTTATATCCGGGTTCTTATACAGATAATTTAAATCTTAACATAGGGAATACCGCAGGAAATGCTTGGGAAACCGCAATCAAGATCAAACCCGGATCTTATGTCGGTATTGGGACTACTCAACCTAGTGGAAAATTACATGTTGTTTCAAGTATAGCTGGCGAGACAGTCTTAAGAGCAGACGGCACAAACGGAACCCTATTCTCAGTCGTTGATGACCTTAGCGATTCATTAATGTCAGTAAACAATTCAGCAGGTCTTCCAGTTCTTGAGGTATTTGCTGATGACAGAATTGTCGCAGGACAATACGGAAGCGGCGATCTAGTGATTAGGAACAATAAAGTTGGAATTGGCAACACTAATCCTTCATTTAAAGTAGACGTAAATGGCTCATTAGGAATAAACGCTTCAACTTCTGATACTAACTGGCCTTTTGTAGTTTCTGATAATTCTTCTGCTGGAAGCAGATATGGATTAAATAAAGCAGGTTCAATGGGCTTTAATTATGCAGACGCTTATGCTCAATTACAATTGTTGGGAACAAATGGAGCTTATATTGACTTTGCAAATTCTGTTGGAGGTGATTCTAATGCTAGATTAATTTATTATGCTGGTGCTAGATTGGATCTTACTTATGGATTTGCGCCTAAAAGCACTATTTCAGTAACCCCTAATGCAATTGGAATAGGAACAACAAACCCCTTATGGGCATTAGATGTTAGCGGAACAGCAGTAAGATCTTTCGCAAGTGGAGCAGTAGAACCCGGATTTATTGCCGATTATGCTTCTTCAAATGGTTATGGTGGTTTTTTCGTACATACAAATGGAGTAAGAAAGTGGAGAATTGCCGTTGTCGGAGATACTAATACAAGCCCTGCTCTTTCTATATGGCAAGAAGGTATTGGGTCGAGAATGCATTTCCGTAACAATGGCGCTGTAGGCGTAGGAACCACAATTCCTGATACTAAATTATCAATTGGAGTCGCTTCTGATTCTGCTTTAGGTAGTACATCAGATGGATTAAAAATAACAGATGGAACTAGAAATGTTCAACTATTAAGAAATGGAACTGGTTATAATTATGCTGGAGTAGTAGGTTCTGGTTCAATGTTATATAGCTATGATAGAATGCATATCGTAGCAGACACTAGCAATCCAATTCTATTCCACACAAATGGAGCAGAAAGAGTTAGAATAGGACCTGATGGAAATGTTGGTATAGGTACTACGGCTCCTACTAATAAATTACAAGTTGTAGGTCAAAT